GTTAAGTGATCAACTACGTTGACCACCGCCAAAAGTTACTTTGCTTGATCTCTGAGGCGTAAGCATCGGAGAACTTGGATCTGATTCCTTCATCATATCATTATCTACAGCATCTTGCTGAGTTTGGGCACGTTTTGCGAAATAGGAGTTTCTCTCTTCACGTGTTTCATTAGGAATCTTAGCCAATAGCAAACCACCTCGTGCAACAACTCCTGCGTGTTTACCTTGTTGTAATGTGTCAAAACGATCTTGGTCAGAATCATGTAACTCATCAGATCTAACTAGGTCGAAACCTTCGCTTAATCTTGAAGTTATATTCTTACGATCTTCTTGGCCTACAATTTCGGCTCTAATCCACCTGTAAGTATAACCTTCAGGTGCAGGAGGAGTATCCAACGTAGATGGTGGGCTCCATGGTTTGCGAGCTTCTTTTTTAGCTCGAGTATCGGCAGAACGTGGTGTTCTGTTTGAATCTTTGTTATCTTTTTCTGTCATAACTATTACCTTTTAACATATTTTGCGTACTCTTTCAAAGGTACGTTTAATTTTTTTGCCATTTGAACTTCACTTGGAGACAGTTTTATCTGTTTTTTACCAGAATTTCCGCTTACTCTACCAGCTGAAGCAACCTTTTGTGATGGCTTAGATTGAGCTGATTCTCCAAAAAAATTAGGGTGTTTAGTCTTAATTCTTTTGTTTACCTCAGTAAAATATTCATCACTTTCAATTACAAACCCCTCATCTTCTAATTCTTGATGTATTTGAACGCCACTTTCGTGCATAACTGGGTTGTTTAAAAACCACCCATTACCGTTATCAATCCATTCTTGCATTTTAGAAGAAAAGGTACTTTGTTGTTGAACTGGTTGTTGTGCATAATTATATGCATTTTGATCTACTATATTTTTTTGTCGTGCAATATTTAATTTGCCCTCTTGCACTTTTTGCTCTTGTACTGCTAATTTAGCTAAAACATCTTGTGCTTGAGCTACTTTTTCATAATCAGAAACTTCATGTGCTTTTTGTAAAGATGCCATAGCTTGTGCTTTTTGTGCTTCTAATCTAGTTTCTGATTCTGATAAGCTATTTTGTTGAACTGTATTTACAGAGGACTCAAGTCTACCAACTTTATGTTGTAATGATTGAGCATACTGCAAAGCAGAATCTTGACCTCTTTCAGCCTCTCTTAGTTTTCTAGTTAAAGTATTAATTCTTTTTTGAACTTTATCCGAATAATCTACTAATTCCTCTTTATCAGATTCAGTTTCAGATTCAACATTATCGTCATCTTCGTTTTGTACTAATTCATTTTGTTCTTCAGGTGCATCAGCAGACTCAACACTATCTTCAAGTTCTACTATTTCACCCTCTTCAACTACTTCTTCTTTTTTTACTGCTTCTTCAGACATTATTTCTCCTTATACTGCAAGAATATCATCAGGATCAAGTATGGTAGCTATAACCTCATCATCATTTATGATACGGCACTCAGACTCGTCTCCAAGCTTAAATCTAGCTCCTGCATACCTGCCTATTAATACCCATTGTTTTTCCTGACACCAAGGATGATCAAATTTACTTTCATCCTTATAGCAATCAGGACCCATTTTTACCACATACCCAACAACTGTAGCTAAAGACTCTCTATCTACCGTTTGTTGAATTAAGTGTATTCCGCCTTCTGTAACCGCTTTTCCTGCATAAGGTAAAATTAAAATACGCCAACCTGTAGGTTGAGGCATACGGTCTACTAAAGATTTTTCTAATAATGTTGGATCTAAAACTCTTGCTGATTGTGATACATAGGCTGAATTTTCATTAGTTTCTTCAACCTCTGCTTCTTGCAAAGTTTCTTGTTCTTGTTGTTCTTTGAGTTTTTCTTCTGCTTCTATTGACTTGGCTACGTGGTCAGGTACCTGTATCTTCGATGTCATCTTGTATGTTTTTCCCTAGCAGCTCTCTAAATATATTTTCTGCGTCAGCGAGAGAACTGTACCGCCCACGCAAAAACTCGTACTGAGAAAAATCACTACAACCTGCTAACATAGCATCTTTAGTGTCTTCTCGTCTTGCCTCTATTTCTTTTAAAAACTTTTTAGCAATCCAAACCGCATCCATCAATAAACACCAGAAAACTTACCGCCAAACTTTGCAATACCCATACCTCTAGCTTTACCTTTGCCCATACCAGGCTTAGGCTTTACATTTGTATCAAAAGTTCCTTGGTTTGTTTTCAAAGACACGCTGCCTTTGTTACTGTAAGAATTTTTATTTTTCATTACAGTAGGTGTTTTTTGTTGATTGATTTCTGTTCTTTTAATCATGTTTAGTATTATGAATACTTAAATTAAATTTTGCAACTGTTAATTTCTAGTAAGTAAATCTAAATTTTTAAATTCACGTTGTTGATCTAATCTAGCTCTAGATGTTTCATCACGCATTTCAGCAATTTCTTCTGATACATCAATTCTTTCTCGATCTATTTTAGCTCTAGTTGCAGCGTCTTGTGCTTTTCTATTTTCTTGTGCTACAAACTGTTGTTGCTCCATAGCTAATTGTTGTCCTTTTAAGGCTAACTCTTGTTTTCTTATAGCTACTAATGGATCCTCGTCATCAGGAGATGCTATTTTAGATGTATATTCGGCAATAAGCTGAGACATAATTGGAGCAGAAAATTGTGCTAACAAATTATTAGCCTCTTGCATAATAGCCTGCTGTTCAGCTGGACTAACTTGTTGAGCTTGCTGTTGTAATTGTTGGAACTGCTGCATAGCTTCTGGTGGCATTTGTTGCTGGGCTAAAATATTAGCTTTCATTTGTAAATGCTCCATAATATGTGCATGTATTAAAGCTTGGACCTGTGCGTTCATTTGAACTGGAGGTGTATTCAACAAACTCATGTGTGTTGCAACGTGTGCGTCATGGTTTTGTTCTGGAAAAGCCTTAGCAGGATTACCAAGTAATAATGCATTATTTTCAAAACCAGCTTCTTGTGGTTGTGGTTCAGTTGATGGAGGCGGCATTAATATTTGTTCTATATTATCAACTCCAATTGCAGCATACATACGTTTGTATGATTCGTAAATACCTGATGCGCCGTGCACTTCTGGGTTAGATTGCACTAATTGCATCATTTCTTGTGCCATAGCAATACGTTGTGATTGACTGAATATATCAGGATTAGATATAGGAAAAATATCAACCCTTTCATCAAAATCAGTTAATTTAATACTGTTATTAGCATTTGCTACGTTATACGGATACTCTTGGGGTAAATATTCTTGAAATACATTAGAAAGAATACGAAATTCTTTCTTTTGTGAGTTATGTAGTCTTTTATGTATAGCTGATAAAACTTTTGTAGATCTTTCAAGTAAGGCTAATGTTGTACCAACAGGAGCGTTTGGATTACCTTGACCCACGTTAATTTCAGAAATAGAAGCAAACCTTTGGCCTGCATTTACAAGTAAATTTAATAAACTTAAAAGTGTTTGACTAGGTTCTTTAAACGGTAAAGGTTGTATAGCTTGCCCTAAGATACCACCTGGAGCATCAACATCTCTAAATTCACCTGGTTGTAAAGGTGTATCTTCGTCTCTGATCCTAATTCCACGTGTTTTAAACCCTGCAGGTAAGTTTGCAAGGGTACCAGCATCAATTAACTGTCTTAATATGCTTGTAGAGGCCTTTGAAAGACCTCCTATCATGTGTGTTAAACCAAACCCATAGAATCCTAGGCCAGGTAAAAACTTAAAATGCACAAAATACTCTATTTTTTTACGTAATGGGTCATTTTCTGCATAATTACGGTAAATACTTAAGACACTATTACTGTTAGCATCTATAGTTACAATATAGGGCAACTTTACACCAGTCATATTACCGTTTTCATCTACATCTTCAAAGCCATCTATATCTAAATTACAGTGGACTTCGTATAAAACAGATACTTCGCCAAGATCATAACTAGGTTCTATGCCTGATAACTCATCTATTTCTTCTTGAAGTTGGCTATTTACAGGAGAATTACTATTGCTTACGTCAATTTTTTTGTAAAAACCTATAGCTTGCAGTTTTTTAAGCTCATTTTCAGGCATTTTTACTACATTTGTTATTCTAGGACAGGTTTCTAAGTCAGTAGAAAAGTAAGGAACAATTAAATCCTCTGGTGCTATAAATTTAGATACAGCACGACCAAGGTTTTCATCGTAATATATTTTTTTAAACGCTGAACCTGCTAAAGGTAGATAAAAAAGCATTTGATCTAACTCTTCATCAAACTCTTCCATTACATGCACAATTTGATAGTTCATAAAATCAGCAACTCTTTGTGCTTGTTCTTCTACTACTGAATCGTATTTGCCAACTACTTGGGTTTTTACAGGACCACCTGAAGGTAATAACTCTTTGTAGGCTTGAGCTTGGAAATTAGTTACAGCTTCACCTAACAAAGGGTGTATAACACCAGATGCACCAGCAAAAGGCTCTGACCTCTCTTGATCAAACTTCATGCCTAAGTATTTAAGACCGTCTGTATAAGTTTTTTCCCAGTCTTCTCTGGAAGATTTATCTTTTTCAATACCTGCAGTAAGTTCTATAGATATTGTATTTAGTTGATTATCGTCTAAGAACTCAGCTAAATTAGATCCAAAACCTTCATCTATTGGCGTATCTTCCATACCGCCTAAAATAGCACTGCCGTCTTCTTGTAATTCAAAATCCTCTTCGTTTGCTTCTTCTATTGCCTCCACAGCAACCGTCATATCTTCAGTACCTTGTAAAGAATCTATTGGCTCTGGGGTGTTGTCTTGTTTTTCTATTGCCATTAGTAATATGCCCTTTTAATTACCGCTCTTTCTTCGTCTGCATAATCATCATGTAGCGAAACTAGACCGCCCTCCCTAAAACGCATTAGGGCTTGAGACATAGTATCACATAAATCGTCATTTTTTCCAAAAGGAAAGGCTGCACACTCTTCAATCATATCTTCTGCAAACTTTTTTTGTGGTGCCCAAACTAAACCAGATTCAAATATAGGCGCAACAGAGTGCATCCTTGTAGACTTATCATGTCCTCTGGTCGGAGAGTAATTTACGACAGGAATACCTAATCTACGTAGTTCGTGTGTAAGCGGCGTACCAGATGCCTTAGCTTCTACTAAAGTCATATCAGGATCCCAATATTTATATTCTTCGTAGGCTACCCGTTTAAGTTCAGGAAAGTCCCACCTACCTTTTTGGGCATCAAGCAAAATAATAGAATCTGGATCGTCAGGAGTAGGTTGAAATACACCCCAAGTAGAAATAGCAGAATAGTCTGAGTTTTGTTTCTTACTATAGGCAGTATCATAACTTTGTATTATATATTTTACAGGGGGCAAGGAATCAGCTTTCCAGGGATTCCACCATTCACGTTTGATAATAGAACCTTCTTCGGATGTTGGGGTCTGCATCCACTGGGCATTCCATTTTTGTGTGGGTAACGAAGCTTTTACTTTATTAAGTTCGTCTATATCCCAAAACTCAGGCCACAAAGGATTACCAGAGTCTTCAAAAATAGCAGGGAACTCTACAATATCCCACTGATCAGCTAACTCTTCCTTTTGGGCTTCTAATAGCTTTTCTGTAAGATCTAGTGAACTCCACCTAGTCATAACCAATATAATAGCTCCGCCTGGTTGTAAACGTTGTCTAGGACCAGAAGTGTACCATTCCCAGCAAGCTTCCATAGCTGTAGGACTAAGTGCATCTTGTTCTGAGTGTGGATCGTCAATAATTAACAAATCAGCACCACGACCTGTTATGGCTCCACCTACACCAGCAGCAAAGTATTCGCCGCCTTTGTTTGTTTCCCAACGTCCTGCAGATTTAGAATCAGCTTGTAGTTCTACTTTGTTAAATATTTTTTTATATTCTTCGGTATCCATCATGTTTCTAACTTTACGACCAAACCTTACTGCTAGCTCGCCTGTGTGAGTCGTTTGCATTATTTTACGGTTGGGCTGCTTACCCATAATCCAAGCAGGAAAATACGTAGAACAAAACTCGGATTTGGTGTGTCTTGGTGGCATATTAACGATTAATCGTTTACATGTACCGTTAGCAACTTCTTCTAGTTTTTGTGCAAAGATTTTATGATGTCTGCCACAAATAAACTCTGGCCACATATAATTAATAAAATCTAAAAAAGATTTTTGACACTGCTTTTGTTGTTCAATTAAAGCAAGACGCTCTTGCAACATAAGTGTTTCGCGTATCTCTGAATCAGATAAGTGCGAAAAATTAGGATTGGTCATCTCTTATGATTTTATCTATTTGTTTTTCTATTTGTTTAACGTTTTTTTGTGCCGCTGCTCTTTCTATTGGATCAACATTTTGTGACAAATCAACTTCTCTTTTTCTTTGCTGTAGTAAGGGTTTTATTTTAGCCATAGCTGTTTTGCTTAGTTTTAATTTACCTCCTGGTCCTACTATAGATTCAAAAAATCCACCAACGCCTTTGCCCCGTAATCCCATTCTATCAACCAAGCGTTGTCCGCTAGTATTTAATATTTGATAAAGAGGACCACCAAAAGCTTCACGAGCTTCTGAGGGAGTTAATGGTCTTATAGTGCTGACATTTGGTATAGAACTAACTTCAGGTAAGTCGTCTATTTTTATGTCACTACCAGTACTAAAATTTAGTTTTTTTTTTGACCTAATCCTATACCTTCAGGAGCTATAGGTTTTGCAGAGGGAAATAATGTAAAAAACATTTCTTTTCCCATTCTTCCCTCTTTTTCATTTCCAAAAGACCCATCTGCCATTTCGTAAAAAATATTACCAACGTTATCTTTATAAGTTCGCACAAGCTTTTCACTTGCAAGGGGAACTAATTGTTCACCAGGGAGTACAAATGGTGCATCAGGTGCAATTGGTTCACCTGGTAATGGAGCAACAGTAGGGGCAACTGGTTCACCAGAAAGAGAAGGAAGAGCTAAGGGAGCAATTTGTTCAACATTTTGTGATTGAATAGCAATAATTTGTTGTTGGACTTCATCAATTAGATCTGCTACCTCTTGTGCTCTATCAAATTCATTATTTCTTAACAACATTTCATAAGATGTCATAAGATTATTAATACGATTATTTAAAGAAAATATTTGCTCTTCTGGAGATCTGCTTTGAAACATAGGTTCGTTGTCTGGTGTAAGCATACTTTGAGCTATAGATATATCTTGATTAGATAATGCACCACCATTAGCCATCATCATAGGCTGTTGTGGACTTTCCATTTGCGGTTGCTCCATTTGTGCTCCGCCAAGCAACTGCGCCATATCTACGCCTAGTACTTGAGCTGCTTGTTCTAATTCAGCCTCAGTAATACCGTATTGCGCTAAAAGTTCGATTATTTCATCTTCACTTAAGCCTTGCTGAATGAGTGTTTCAATAACTTGTAGGATTTGCATGAGTCCCTCTTGAGCTTCTTGCATTTCCATTTGGCTAACTTCGCCCATAGGCATTTGTGGTTGCATTTCCATAGACGAATTTGGGGGCATAGGAGTCCCTTGCATGTCTGGTGCAGAAGGAACATTCATTATCATATCTTTTTCCATATCTATAATAATTTGGGTGCAGTCTGTACGGAGGTAATATGAAGTACAAGTTTGACCACACCCGCCTTATAGCGATTGTATCATCAAAAATAAAAAATACTAGATTCTTTTAAAAATTAAAATTGTGTGAGAGAAATCCTGTACTTGTATATGTATATATATTATAGGGTCTGTTTTTTGGGGGTGGGGGGGTCAAAACTATTATTGTGTCTATATAAAAATGGGGGGTCCAGGGAACCTAGTATATTGTAGACATAAAAAAAGGGAGCTAATGCTCCCCTTTTATGATCTTATGATCTTAATATATATTGCCAACCTTTTTTTGTTTGCTTTTAGATAAAGCCCATAACCCAGTTACGACATCTAAAACATATCCTTTAGTTTTATACTTTTCTAATTGTTCTTTATAAGATACTTTTCTTTTTTCATAACTAATATCTTGTCTAGTATTGTTGCGTTTAAATTTTTCTTCAAAGACTTCATTCCTGTAATGATTACAAAAACTAAAATCAACTATTTTATTTACTTGGTCTTTAGTTAGTCCTTGTTTCTTATTCCAGGCATCAACCTTTTTATCACTCCAGGACAATTCCCAATTACCGCTCCTGAGCAAATAAAAGCCACCCTCATGCTCGGTTACTACTAATGTTTGGCCTAGTAAGTTATGCAAAGCAACTCTTTTGCTGTCATAAGTTATTAGTTCTCCCATATTAGCAAAAGCTCCTTTGGTGTCTTTTTTCATTCCAATATATGCATCTAAATGTTTTATATCCATTACGCCACCTCTTGGGATTTAGTTTCTCTTTGATCAATATCTTCAATACAACGATTCAACATCCTGGTACTAAACTGGGATTTGCTTTCATCATTAATATTGAACTTGGCCCCTATTAAAGCCTGGCACATATCAAGATTTAACCAGGGTTCGCTGTTATCAAATATTGAAGCGTTGAATATTACCAGTCTTGCGTATACCTCTTTATAGTTGTCGCAAGTAATTTTACTCATTCCGATTGCTGCCATATAAGAACCTATTTCAAATTGGTATTTATTCAATTCTTCTTGAGTTTCTTTTTCACAATTTCTAAAGTCTACTATTAATGTCATGTTAATTAACCTCCGTATATGTTGTTTAACATATAAGTATTATAACTGATATTCATTACTATTTGTAAAAAACATGTATAAAAAAAGGGAGTTAATACTCCCCTTTGTTTATTGTGTATGATCTTGATTATTCATTAAATATAGCAACATTATAGTTATCTAATTTTATTACGTTATAAGAATGTTCTAAATCCCTGGCATGACCTTTATAATCAAAATTACGATATACAAAGTCTCTTGCATCTTTGTTTACTAAGCATTCTATATCTTGGTCTGCTATTTCATTCGCATACTCATCAAAGCTGTCATATTCGCCTATATAACTATCTTCTATAGAACTAATTTCATCTTCTAAGTCTTCATAATTACCGTAATAATTACTGTCATAATGTTTTATTAATACTTCTGAAGATAAAGAACTTTGTTCTAATGCATGAGCCAAATTATAAACTTGTTCATGATTTGGATACTCTCCCATATTTGGAAAATTATCATAATCATGTATTGCTACTTCATCAGCATTTCTTGTAATACTTTTTATTGCCTTAGCAAAGTTTTCAAAACTGTTATATTGCAAAGGATAAAGCCACCCACCCAGCAAAGAGCCAGAATTGTATGCTCCTAAGTTAGCAAAATATATACCGTATTCTGTAGTATCTACATCATTAAGTTGTTTTGTATTATTCATATTGTTATTACTCCGTATTAATTAATATGTAATATATATTATACATGATATTCATTACAATTTGTAAAATAATGTAATTTTATTTGAGTGTATGAGCCACTAACAAAGAAGATGCTATTAATTCCTAGAAACTCATACATATATCTATATTAATAATATTATCTCTTTACATTTTGTAAGTTATCCTTATAATAGTAGTTAGAGGTAATAAATATGAAACATTTAATTTTTGATTTTCACCAAGATGGTGGCCACGCTTGGTTAAAAGTGTCCAAAGACTTATTTAATAAAACTAACGCTAGTATAGAACATATTAGCCGTTTCTCTTATGAGGACAATAACAACTATTATCTAGAGGAAGATTGTGATGCAACTTTATATCTTAATAATCTAAAAGACCAAGGTATTCAATACAGTTTTATTACTATAGATGACGGAGATTATTCGCCAATAAGAAAACTACAAAGAATATCAACAACTATAACTTTTGGAGCATTTACTGATAACTTTAATAATCCAACTCAGTTAGAACTATTTAAAGAGGTGTCTAATGTCTAATAATATTAAAGTAAATGTTAGATTTGGTGGTTTTTATTATTCAGAACATTCTGATTTAATAGATAGCAGAATTGAAATGTATGAGCATGAAGGTTATATAAACACTTGGGAAGATATAGATTATCGAGAAACTTACAAAAGTTATATTGATGATTATTGTAATGAGTTATCTGAGTTTATATTAGAGGAATATGAGATTGATATAGACTTTAAAAACTTATCTTTATATAGTCCTAGAGAATATAATTTTACAACTGATAATGTAGATTGTGAGGTTGATAAAGATAAGGCTAACGAGTTAAATACCTATTTTTTACAAGATCAAGATTTTATTCAATACTTAAATCAAAGAACTAAGTCATATAGTGGATTTATTTCATTCTACACTTTTGAACAAGCAAAAAATAACAAAGATAATATTCTAATAGATTATGTTCTGGAATATATATGTAATGAAATATTTAATGAAATTGCAGAACTAAATGATTATGAATTAGTAACCAAACAAGAGGTACATACAAATGTCTAATCCTACACACATAAGCAAACATGTTGACAATTGGTTTAAGGCTCGTTTCTTCGACCACTTGCTACACAAATACAAGGTTAAATCATTACACGATATACATATAAAAATGCTTAGTGATTATGAACAAGAATTGTATTACAAAGTTATAAACAAAAAGAGAGGTGATTAATTATGGCAAACAATAAACAAAAAAACAAAGAATATATATTTAGTAATACCGTGACCGTTGTTGAAGAAACAACAGTTAAAGCTAACTCTTATGATGAGGCGGAAGATATTTTCTTATCGCTTGAGGGAGAAACGCACGAAGTTGAAAGACTTAACGGTGAATTTTGGGAGTGCATACAGAATCCCGATGATTTTGAGGACTAACTATGGAAAATATAATAAAACTAGATGATTTTATAGAAAAATATAAACCAATAAAAAATCATATAACAAATGACCATACTTATTTGAGTGAAGATGATGTTGAATTTGCTTTTGAAACTTATGGTAAAGAGTTAGATTTTGTATTAGAACAAGATAATAAAAATATATGGACTATATCAGATCAAGGTTATATCAATAATGGCTATTGGTTAGTAAATAGACTTGCTTATATTATTTGTGAAAATAAATGGCAAGGTAAAAAAGGACATATTGAAATTAACGATTATTACGAGGATCAAGACTAATGAATGATATAGAAATTATAGAAAATGCTTTGATGTTTTATGCAGAAGAAGGCATATCTACTGATAAAGATGCACAAACAGAATTAGATAATGCGTGGATAAGAATAAAAGATAAATTAAAGGAGCAAGACTAATGGAACCAATAGACCGAAGCAAAATACCAGAACACTTACGCCATTTATCTGAGTGGCGTTTAAAGTGTTTATTTTATTTATTTAGATCACGATAGGATGAATAAACCTCAATACCGTATAAAACTAGTATCTTGGGACGAAGTATCAGCACATACAGATCCGAATTTAGATCCACACTCTAAGTTTGGTTTCTTAGTTTATAAGCCTAAGTCAACCGTATATGATAAAGCTTTTTGGTATGAAACTAATAAACTAAGGTGGAAAGGAGTAACTAAATATGTTGCACAATTACCATAAAGAACATAAGATGAAAGCTAGGCACTCTTTTCACAAATATTACTTCATAACACTCCTCTCCGAAATAATTGATTGGAGTGCCTTGTAATGTTTGAGGGGTGGACTATTTTAAATTGGATTGGCTTCGTTGCAATTGTCTACATTCTTATTAGTGCTTGGTTTAACAGAAGAAGGAGATAAATCCTCCTCTACTTCCTCAATTACCTTTAGATCTTCTTTTTTAGCTTCAACACCTATCTCAATAATATTACCCATAAGCTGTGCTAAACGTTGTTCTACTTCTTTTCTACTCATTTGATCTATTTTACCGAACATAACCTCTTTTCTATCTACTATAAGGCCACCAACCCTTAATAAAGAGTTTTGAGCCGATATTGCAGCATTAAAAGATCCTGCCGCTAGAGCCTTGTCTCTAATATCATATAAGTCCTGGACTGCCCTATCATAATTAAGTTCATACTTCTTCTTAACTTCATTAGATAAAAAATTAAACTCTTTTCTAACAAGTTCATTCTTAAACACATTCACTGCCGCTTGGCGAGGATCTTTATAACCAGCTTTACTAGCACACTCTATTAAAGATAGTCTTGGATTGTTTACAGCTATCCATACGAAGTTTCTTTGTCTTCTGGTAAGTTTATTGTCTAGGTTGGCAAATTCAGGTGGTACTTCCTCTTGATCGGAAATGATAGGTTCGTATTCTAGTTTATGTTTCTTGAATCCCATATTAAGCAAATTAGGGTGTTATGCTTATTTTAATACTACCTACCCCCACATTACCCTAATATGTTTTAAGAGGATAGTTTATAGATCTATTGTTTGTCAAGAATTATTTTAAAAAATATAGATAGATTTCTTTATTGCCTATGACAATAATGACAAAAATGAAATAATCCTTAAACCCTTATAAACAAAGGCTTTGAGACCGTCATATGTGTCATGACAATAATTGACAATAATAAGTGGGCAACAAAAACACTATGAATATTAGAGGGTATTCCTGTTGCCCTAGTATGCTCACTATACGGAAAGTTGTTGCATACAAAACTTAATTAATACGGTCTATCAAATAAAACAATAAACAAGGCGGGTATTCCAATAATAGCTACAAAGAACCAAAAAAAGAATTGTAGTGCCTCAATCATATAAAACACTCCTGGCTATTATCTTCATCATAAAAGTTAATTAGATCTCCTTGTGGATCTGTTGGAGCCATGCCTACATTAATTTCATAATACTTTTTATAAGCATTTAACAAAGAATTTGTTTTCTTGTTGTTATAATCATCAATGGCTTGTTCATACGATAATCGCATCATCATATATAGTGTTCCTGACTTACTCATAATTACCTCTGTTTATTTGTAATAAATTAATTTTACTATTTGTATTGTAAAATGTCTAGTCTTTGTTTATACTTAGTAAATATTTTGACGGAGGTAAACATGTCATTAGATCAAAACGGTATTACTTATGCACTTATAGATGCACAAGTAAACAACATTCAACAACAACAAAAGCAAGATGCTTTGAACTACTCAATCTTTGAGTTAAGAAAAGCACTTAAAGAAATATCTGACGAACTTGATGTTTTAGTTAAAAGAGTAGAAACAATTAAGGAAGTATCATGATAGATAACCCACCACTGCCAGATTCACTAAAAAGTCATCAGCATGTAGCTATTGGAGATACTATATATTTTCCTGATATGGATAATGCATATTATCATCAATCGCCTGGCGTGTCTTCATCTACCTTAAGGAGGTTTAGACAATCGCAGCTACATGCTATGCAAGAGGTAGTGGAGCCGACACCTGCTATGCAGTTCGGTTCTGCTGCCCACTCTCTAATAGTAGAGGGAGAGAACGCATTTAATAACGAGGTTGCAGTTATATCTGGATCTCCATATACAAATGCAAACAAACAATTAAAACGTGATTACGAAGATAGAGGTATGTTAGTAATCACACAAGACAAAAGGGACACCTTGTTTCGCATGAAAGATAATCTGATTGAAGAAGCAAAGAAGTTCCTTAACGTTGATCAGGGCGAGTATCCTGGTGTTTTTACTAAGCCTTATGAAAACGCTTTGTACTGGTGGGAGCAAGATGTACTCCTCAAGCTAAGATCTGATGTAATCAGACACCCAGTAGTACAACCCTATTCAGATGAGTCTATTGTAGTTATTGATTATAAAACTACGAGTGATTGCTCCGTATCTGGATTTACTCGCTCTATCAGGCGTTATCAATACGATTTACAAGCCGCTTTTTATAGAAGAGGTTATGAAAGGGCAGGCTTTAAAGTAGAAGACTTCTTGTTTGTTGCACAAGAAACTAAACAACCCTACGCAACAAAAATATTCAAAATGCATGATGAGGATATGGACAGGGGTTGGGATCAACTAGAAGAAACGCTTGGAGATTATAAGGCTGTTAGGGACGGGGAAAGACCTACAATCTATAATACTCCAAGCATAGTTGAGGTTATGTTGGGATACGAGTTTGAGTAAAGGGAGTAAAACCAGGCCTAGCAATCATGATAAATGGAGCAAGGGTTGGGACAGAATATTTAATAAAAAAAAGACAAAAGATATAACCAAACTCAAAAACGTATGGGAAGAAACATCTGTAAAAAAATGTCTTAGTTGTAATAACAGCTACCCTAGAGATTACTTTCCAACAAAACAAAAAGCATATAAAGTCACGCGTCTAGATATTTGTAAAGAGTGTCATAAGAAATAAGGAGAAACAAAGTGATTGATGCTGATGATATAAAAAAAGCAAGAGAGATTATTGCAGAAGAAATAAAATCTTATACAGATCAAGGTATAGGTGAAATTGCTACCTGTAGATATTTAGCAAACAAATATAATTGTTATTGGGGAGCATTACAACAATTAGCAAATCAAAGTTTAAAAAGTATTAAAAAGTCTGTAGAAACAGCAGAAAAAATATTGGAGAAACAAAATGACAGATAAGTTAGATAATAAAAAAATAGAAAAAAATATACCTATACCACAATACAATGGTAAACATGCTGATTTAATACAAAAAATGGAAGTAGGAGATTCTGTTTTGTGCGAAGATCTTAGAAATGCAAAAAGTCTTTACCAAGTTATGAAACGTAAAGGTTGGAAATCTGCATTAAGAAAAGTTTGTGACCAAGGATATGGTCTTTATAGAGTTTGGAGAATAAAATGACAGATAACATAAACCCCCCACATTACAAGAAAGGCCCTATTGAGTGTATAGACGCAATAGAATCAGCCTTAACCTTTGAGCAGTTTTATGGTTACTGTAAAGCAGCAGCCATTAAATATATCTGGAGAGCTGATCATAAAGATGCAAATATCCAGGACTTAGATAAAGCTATTTGGTATTTAACAAGAGCTCGTAACAAACTAGAAGAAAGATGATGGACATGAGTTTTTATGCTTTAGTCGGTATTATATTGTTAGTTATACATCAAATATTTTTAAATAGATGAGT